CCTCGAAAGGGGCGGTTTTCTTATACCACAAGATGCAGAAGCGAAAGGAGGTGAAAAAGTGAAGAAAATTGAGAAAGCATTTGCCATTTCAGATGCCAAAATCTCCTTTATGTCGCTTGTGGACAAAGCTGCCAACAAAAGAGAATTCCTGATTACCAAGGCAAAGGACGGAAAGGCCAATTTTACCACCGCTGGCCGGATCATCAAAGTTGACAGCACGAATCACTACGTCACAGGCATCGCCTATGAACCCATGACCGAGGACGCCCACGGAAACTACATGACCGAGGACGAGATTGTAAAGGCCGCCTATTGGTTCCAGAAGAACGGTGACAAAGTTGACCTTCAGCACTCTTTTGAGGAACTGTCCGGAGCCTGCGTGGTCGAAAACTGGGTTACGAAGTCCGAGGAAGTCATTGGCGACACCACCGTACAGAAAGGTACATGGCTTGTTACGGTCGAAGTTACGGACTCCGACGTATGGGACCAGATCGAAAAAGGCGAACTCACGGGCTTTTCCATGGGCGGTGTCGGTAAATACAGCATCACTGATGATGACATCAGTGATGGAGAGGAGGTAGCAAAAATGGCAGAACACACCGAGAAAACGGAGAAAACGGAGAAAAAGGGCATCTTTAAGAAACTCGCAGATGCGTTCGGTGCGGCCGGCTATGAGCTGGTCGAGAAGGGCGAAATGGCGGACCTCTATGCTGAACGCCAGAAGTCCAGCGGATTCTGGAACGCCATGAATACGCTTGAAGTCCTGCTGAGCTCCGGTCATTACGACTACAATCGCGACATCTATGTGTACGATTTTGAGGATGACGAGGAGCGCATCAGGACTGCCCTGCAGGAATTCAGCACCATTGTCACCGATCTGCTCACAGAGAAGAGCATCACCAAAACGCTGCTTGCAAGCCCTCCCGAGAAGATCATTGCCAAAGCCGGGAAGAAGATGTCCAGTGCCAACAAGAAAAAGCTCGCCGATATTTGCGATGCCATTACTGCATTCAGCAAGGAATTCGACGAGGACGAAGAACAGGAGGAAAAAGAAGTGAAAAAAGAAGACGTTCAGAAGATGATTGAACAGGCCATTGCCAAGGCGATCAACCCCGATCCCACCCCTGCAACTCCCGCTGCTCCCGCAACCGCTCCCGCGGCCCCTGCGGCTGACGAGCCCGTAACCGAAGACGCTATCCAGAAGATGGTGGCGGAAACCGTTGCCAAGGCCATGCAGCCCAGTGAGCCCACCGCCGAGGACGTTCAAAAGATGGTCGAGGCGGCCGTTACAAAGGCCATCGAGCCGGTTTTGAAAGCCCGCGGCCTTCCTACTGCCATCAATGATGGCGCACCCGTCACGAAGCAGGACGAGCAGGAACACTACCTGCACGGCCTGCTCTAATTTTTGAAGGAGGATTTCGAAATGAGAGATAACAGCCAGATTATCAAAGCCGCTATCACCACCACCGGTATCACTTCCGGCCTGCTGAATCCCGAACAGGCCCGGAAATTCATCCAGCAGACCTTCGACGCTACGCCTCTCGGCGCTCTGATCCGTCATGAGATGCGTACCGCGAAGACCGGTGAGATTGACAAGATCGGCATTGCGTCCCGCATCCTGCGGAAAAAGACCGAGAACACCGATGACGGTTACCGCGCCGGCGTAACCACCAGCAAGATTGAGTATTCCACCACTGCCGTCCGCCTGCCCTGGGAGATTACCGAGGAAACGTTGCGTGAAAACATCGAGCAGCAGAACCTTGAGACCATCATCACCAACCTGATGACCACGCAGCTGGGCGTTGATCTGGAAGATCTGTATCTGAATGGCGATACCGCCATTGCGGCTGAGAACACCGACCACGACTTCCTGTACATTAACGACGGCTGGCTGAAACTGCTGCTCGCCGGTACCCATGTGCTTGACCGCACCGCTGTTTCTTCCGGCGCGCTCACTCTGGACGTGTTCTACGATGCCCTGAAAGCTATCCCCAACAAGTACAACAACGGCAAGCTCCGTTGGCTGATGTCCCCGCATCGTCAGCAGGAGTGGGAGCGCTATCTGCTGAACCAGGCCATTACCAACGGTGGCCTTATCACCGACAAGCGCATCGAGAACCCCGCTGCGATCCCTGCGGTTGCCGTCCCCGCCATGCCGGATAGCAACATCATCCTGACCGACCCGAAGAACCTGGTTGTGGTCAACACCTACGACGTGAAGCTGCGCAAGACCGTCGAGGGCAAGGAGGCCATCATGCAGGACAAGCGCTTCTACGTGGCGCATCTGGACTTTGACCCTGTAATTGAGGAACTGGACGCCGCCGTCGCTGTCAAGGGCTTGGCCGCGATTTAAGGAGAGGATACGATGTTTAAACTGACGCTTATCAAAGCCCTGTCCTATTCCGGAGGCAGGGAGGGGCACATTTCCGCAACTGCAAAGAAACCAGACATCACCGTGGAAACGCAGGATGAAGCTAGCGAACTGGTCGCTACCGGCTATTTCAAGTTGGTCGAGAGTGACGGAACGAATTCCGGGGCCGTTGTTGGTGCCGGAGGCTCCGAGGGTGACCCTGGTGCCGCTTCCGGTGCTGGCATGACCGACGAGGAAAAGGCCGCTGCGGAACTGGATGCCGAGCTCAAGATGATCGACAAAATGACCAAGGACGAGCTTATCGCCTATGCCGAAAAGAACAGCGTCGATCTGTCCACCTGCACCAACAACGATCAGCGCAAAGAGGCCCTCAAAGCCGCCGCCAAGGCAAGCATTGACCAGCTGTCTGTAGACTTCAACTGAGGGAGGGCTTTTTATGGCAGACAGGCCTTGGATTGCCCCCTCTGACGTCAAGGGATACACCGAGTTTGAGAAGGTAAAAAACCGCCCTGACGCAAAGCTCCTAGTGGACATATCCAGAGCGGAGAGCTACATCATCAAGCGCACAAATAATACCTTTGCGGACGCGACCACGTACCCCACAATTCCGGAGAACATCAAGCTCGCTGCCATCCTCGTCGCTGAACATTATGCCAACATTGCCACTACGGACCCTCAGAAGAAGATGCAGTCTGAGACATTCAAGGATTATTCCTACACTGTTTCGGAGGCCGGAGCCGATCAGGGCGTCGATGATCTTGATATCGACGCCCTGATTTCCGATTACATCAACAAGTCCTCTGCCGGTACGCTGGATTTCAGAATGAGAAGGCTGTAGGTGATGGGATGATTGAGGATTTTTTCCGGCACAGTTGCGATATCTATGCGCATACCGACACGGATAAGGCGGCAAAATACGGCCTCCCGGTAGAAGCCAGCAAAAACCGCACCTATCCGCCCACAGCGACCGCAAGCGCGGTGCCGTGCTATTTCACCTATGACGGCGAGATTGTCCCGGGAGAGGCCAACAATGCCTATTCACGGGCAAAGGAAGTCAGTCTTCCCGCAGGCGCGGCTATCTCCGAAGGGGATAAGGTTGTGGACAAACGCTTTAATCAGGAATACACGGCCGGATTCCCGGAAGACGTGCGAGGCAAATATGTGTTCGTGCCGCTCCGCAAGGTAGGCGGACAGGGTGATATGTGATGTCCGATCAGACATTCAACTTCGACTGCACACAGTGGGAGAAGTATTTTGTACTGCTCAAAAAAGCCGGGAACGGAGAGTTCAAAAAGGCCATTGCCGAGTGGTTTGACGCATGCGGATACGAATTCCTCGATGCAGTACAGAACGAGATCATCAATCGGCATGTGGTTGATACCCGACTGCTGCTCCACAGCTTTACCAAGGGCGATAAGAACAACGTGTGGAAAATCAGCGACGGTGGCCTTACGCTCGAGGTGGGCACGAATCTGGAATATTCCGAGTATGTCAACGACGGGCATTGGACTTGCAAAAAGGGAGAGTCTTCCCGCTGGGTTCCCGGATATTGGAGCGGGGATCGCTTCACCTATGACCCCGGCGCTAAGACAGGCATGCTCCTGAAGCAGAAATGGATTGAGGGATATCATTACTGGGAGGCTGCCGTTCGCATTTTCAGCCGAGTGTTCAGAGCATCGATGGAAAAGAAGATGCGGCAATGGGGCGATGAATTTTTCAAGAGATAGGTGGTGGTCATTTGCTTGAAGCAGAGTTGGCAAGTATCGCAAAGCGCATGGTGGAAATCTCCGGCGTGAGCGAGATTGAGTTTGATACCGCGGCGGACGGGTTTCCTCGACCGTCACTTTTTTTCCCTCCTGTTGAGCAGGATACGACGCAGCCGACGTTCAGCTCCTTCGGATTTGAAAACTCCTTGTTCGTCAAGGTATTCGACAATTCCACGAAAGCCGCGATGGAGAAGGCCGCCGCTATCGTCTTCGCTCTCAATCAGGATAGAAAACAAGTCCCGCTAGTGGACGAATCCGGCAATTTTACAGGCAAGCCGCTTCGGTTGAAGCAGCTAAGCCATAAACGCACTGATGAAGGAACGGCGCAGATCTACTGTACCTGGTCCAGCATCTATGCTGCAACAGAAAAAACCAATCCGGCTGCGAACGCCATTGTTCGCAAAATCGGT